CGCCTCATTATTAAAACTCCCTTCATTGTGTTTATTGCAATAAATATATAAATCATTATACCATGATTCTTGTTCTAATGGCATTTCAATATTCAAAGCGTACTTATCTTTGATTAAGTCAATGATTGTTTTAAATTGAACCGCTGGTGCTAATTCGTTTATTGATATAACCTTATCGCTATTTGGGTTTGCCGTTGGGTTGTAAATTACATTGTCCAAAATCAAAGGATTATTTATATTTGGCAAATCAACCGTAAACACCCTATTATTGCTAATCAAAGGCACGAAATGATTGACTGGAGTAGAATAACCATCTCGAACCAAATTAAAAACATTGCCTGCACTCCATTCAATTAAAACATCTGTCTCTGGTAATTCACTTACTAAGGTTTCGCCCATTCTAGTTTTTAAGTCTAAAAGATTATTAGTGAAATTAGCCGTTATGCTTTTAACCTTTCCAAACTCCTCACGCAATTCAGTTACCTTTAATAAGCCTTGTTTTGATAATAAACCATTAATGTAAATTTTACAGTCAAAATTATTTACTTTACCACTTTTTACCACGCTAGTATCTCCAATAAATCCCAAAGCCCTTAAATTATTTAGAGAACCTTCCAACGCAAAAGACTGCGAATATGGACTGTAAACTTTACTAAGGTCTTGCGTATCTTTATAAACATACTTAAAATTTATGCTTTCGGCTTTCATGAGGTCAAGCCTTGTAAAATCTAATCCATTTGTACTTACATAAATTTCAGTAATCATTATCTTACATTGTTTATTCGGTCGGTTGTAATATTGAATTTAAGATCATAGTTAATTTTCCCTTTGTCATTTAATCTAGTCTTAATTTCTAAGTCATTATTTTCATTTGTAACCGCTAATTGTTTATAATCAGAATAGTAATTAACATCATTGCTAGTTATGGTTGTATTATCCACCGTGTACAAAGTCGAATCAACAGTTATTATCGTACTATCTACTGTAATTCCTATCTGTTCGGTAGTATATACCGCCCCACTAAAACTGATTAAGTAAACCAATGGGCTGTAAATAACCTCTTCAACCTGTTCAACCATACCCTCGGTTAAATATCCTGTATTGATTGATATTGATTGCTCACTTTGATTTATGCCACGCTTTTTAGAGTGCATTACGCTAGTGTTAATTGCTTTTGGATTTCGGTACAATTTGGCGGTCGTGTCTGCATCTATTTTTATTGACTTAACTACCTTACCAAATGGTGTGAAATAATCAAACAAACCGTGTTTATTTAAGTAAACAATTAGATATTTGTAACCCCATGGCTTGGCAGAGTTTGTTGGCGTATATGCGGTCGATTTAATTATGTTTTCCGAAGTGCAAGTTCCTAAACTCAAAGTTAAATCAAATTCTCTTTTGAAATATTTGATATTGCAATCGTAATTCCTATCATAGTTAATTGGTAGTAATCCCAAATAGGGTTGTTTGTCTAAACTACCAGCAATGTCGCCCACTTGTTCAAAGTCATATCTATATCCAGCAGTTGCAAAGTTGGTCAATCCCTGCAAAGGCGTTTCTTCATCCACTTGGTATTCCATTTGGAAAAACACGCCCTCACCTCTTACCATTGGAGCGTTCGCCCCACTATTCCAAACAAATCGTGTATTATTAATTTCGGCTAATACTAATTCACTTATTTGAAAATTAATGTAATTGTCTTGATTTGATACTTTTAACCCATTTAACTTATAACTTGGTTCGCTAGGCGGTGTATCTAAGTCCCCACTCCAAATATATAAGTCCACCCTTGCGGTTCGCAAACTATTGTCTTTTGCTAAATTATAAACCCTAAAATTTATTGGCGAGTTGGCTAAATAAATTTGGTCTTCAGTTGATATTATTGTTGGGCTTATCATTCTTATATTTGTATAAAATAGACTCTTTTAAATCTTTTATGATTATATTTTTCAAATCCCCTTTTTGCCTTTCTATTTCTTTTAAAAATGGGTTGTATTCTTTATTGCTTTTATCTTTATTAAACTTACCATAAAACTGCTGAGCAAAGGTTACTACATTGAACGGCTTCACTCTATAATTCAAAGTATCTTTTAACCTACCCGTTCTAACCCTTACTAATTTTTTACTTTCATTGGTTACATTCGCTCCAAACTCGTTTAACCTATTTTGTATTATCCTCCTCTCGCTCCTCTCCTGTTCTGTTAGCTTCTTTGCCATCTGTTAATCCTTTTATGAATTTACGAATATTCGAACTTGCAATATTTGTCCCCTTTTTTGGATTCTCGGGCTTTATTGTACGCCCACCAGCGGTTCGTTTCTTTGCCACATACTCAACCCCATCTTCATCAAAATAAACCAACTTATAAGGCAAATTCTTTGGAAACATTTTGTTTATGTTTTCCTCTAAATTTGAGTTTTCGTAAAATTGACCGTAAAACGCTTCGCCAAATTCTGCAATCCCTTTTTCGTTTATAACTCCATATATCGAACGCTTTAAAAATCCAGTCTCAATCTTTGCTTCATCCTTTGACTTTGCTTTTATTTTATTGATTATACTCTTTAATTCAGCAATATCCATATAGTTTATCAGACAAAGTTAAATCAAATTGATAACCATCTAATCCATTGCCACCATAATTTGCAACCATATTAAGCTGTGGGCTGTTCTCGATATTGATTAAGCTGTCTACATCAAGTTTCATCACGAAATTCAAAAACCTATCAATAATATTTTCACACTCCGATAAATTATCAATAAAATTAGTTTCATCCATTAATTTAGACGGTTGCATTTCTCTTTTAATATCCCTTTGTTGTAATACGAATATCCTAAAATTATAAAGATTCCTATCTTCTGTTTGTGTTCTATTCAAAAAATTGATTGCAACAATAGGGTAGATATTTTCCTTTTTAGTATCAACAACCAATTCATCACTAAAAGTAATTGTATTTACTAATAAATCCTCTTTGAATTTATCTTTTATATATTTTAATATATTGTTAATCATCTAGTAACTTCAATTATTCTTTTTCTTAATAGGTATTCGCTCCAAAATAAAAAGTCTTTTGTTTTCATTTGCATAACATCCCCAAATTTAAGCATATTACCATTGCAAAGTAAATAAATTAATTCAATATACCCGCTATAATCTTCTTCAAATTCTTTTACTAAATGTAAATTTTTTGGTTGGTCGGTTATGCTTGACGGTATAACTTGCGGTGGGTTGTATATCCAAATATAGGTTTCTTTAATTTCTAGTAATTGATTTGCGAACTCTTTAAACACTTCTAACACTTCATCTTCGGTAGTCGGTTTAACTTGCAACAATTCAAAAAAAGCTATTGCGGTTTTTTCAGTAACCTCTTCGGTCAATTCTTTATAGTATTTATCCAAACCTATAAAGTCGCCAGCTGGCAAATCAACTAACCTAACCATAAATCGGCTTTACCTTGCAATGTTTCCATTTCATGGTAACGGAATCCGTCTATGCAATGGTTAAACATATCAATAGGCTTATTTAAAGTCGTGCCTTGTTTGTCTTTGTCCCATGCATAGTTTCTTAACTCCTTGATTAAATTTGTACTTTGTGAGGTTATAAAATAGTCTTGTTGTTGCATAATCTGAATACCATAATTTATTGAATCCGAACCTTTGCGAACTGGATAGGCATCAATACCATAATCCTGTAATTCTCTTATTGATTTTGGCTCTGCAGAATCACAATAGCATGGCAAATTAGTAGTTATAAATTTACTAATTTCTTTATTACTCAATCCTTTTTTATAACAAATTTCATTAATAATTCTTTTATCATTCCATTTGTAAACCTCAACAATAGCGGTCGGGTCGTTGCTATATCCAAAATCCAAACCGTACCCTAATAACCTCGCTTCGGTTGGTATGCTGTCAATTGATTTCCAGTTCGTAAATATAACTCCCTCTTGACTACCTATTTGTCCTAAGCCGTAAACTTTCCACCAATTTGCCCAATAGCTACTTGTTTCAGCTTTTACCTTTGCTTTTTCTATTTCTGCTACAATAGACGACTCTAAGGCTTCGTTGTCCTTGTATGTTAGTATTATGAAGTCTGCATCGTCTTTAAGTTCTGTATGCACCCAAAATTCACTCGTGGGGTTGTAATCTAGGTATATAAATTTTCTCGTTCTAATTGCAAGTTGTTGATATGCTTCAAATGGTACATTATTACACTCATTGATAAATAACACATCACGCCTTGCACCTCTTAATTTATCGGGTTGGTCTGCACTGAAAAATTCTATAAAGCTACCATTTGAGAATTTGTAAGTTAAATTTGATTTATTAAAATTATTATCATTATAGTTTCCAGTCCATTCCATTATTTTGAGAAAATCCCTTATTGCACCACGCCGTAAATGTGGAATAGATTCTGCTACAATACTTATTTCACTATTCGGAGTTTGTATTGCATATTGAATGAGTAAAGGTATGATGCTAAATGTTTTGCTTGAACTAGCTAAGTACCTCCCTGTGCAATGCGTATGCGTTTGCGTAGGGAGGCTATTTTATTTTGAGCTGTTGTCTTCTTTAACATCTAAATCAATTTGTTTAAATATTGGTTTTTCAATATCTAATTGATACTCATTTCTTTCCACATATCCTCTTTTTTTACCTTTTGTTTTTAAATAGAATATACAAGCTGTTGTATCTCCTTTGTCTATTTGCTTATGTAGTTTACTTTCTGCAAAATCAATAGCAATATCATCAATACTTTCAACTGCTTTTTTGTATTCATCATCAGATGCTAACCAATTGTAATGTGTGTGCCTATCAATACCCACACTCTTACACGCTGTTGTAACTATATTTAAGGACTTCTCTAAAGCCTCTAGCATAGCTTTTTTTAGTGTGGCATTTTGTTTATTCATACATTCTCAAATATATCGTATTTAATTCCTCTAATTGCGTTTACATCTTTTGGTAAACCGTAATACTCGCAATATTCTTGTTTATGATTTACATCATTAAACCATAATTTAAGAAAAAAATCTAAATTATTATTATTCTTTTTATCCTCATGGAATTGTTTATTTCTTTGCAATAGTGTATCTTCTGTATCTTCTGTATCTTCTGTATCTTCTGTTAAATATAGCTGTGAGCTTTCGCCTTCTAAATACATTGAAAATTCATTACCAAATGTCTTTTTACAAAACTTCATTTTCTGTTCGCAAGTTTCAAATGCTAAGATTAAAAACCTATCTAAGTCTTGACCATAATTGTATAAATT